TTAAAATTGTTAAATTTTGAAATAAAAAAAGAGGTTAAGCGTTAGAAAAAATTGCTTAACCTCTTTGTTGTTTTAATAATAGAAAAATCTTTGTGCTACGGTGTAATAAAATTCAAAAATATATTATCTTGTTTCCTTGAAAATCGGCAGGCAAACTAAAATGACAGTAAGTTTGACAGTAAGTTTAACTGCATTTTATCTTGTTTTAACTTAATTCAAAATTACTCAACTGAATTTTTGAAATCTCAAAAACCCAGTGTTTAAGCCACTTTTAAGGCATTTTAAGTAATTTTGATAAAAAATAAAAGGTGGTTAAAAAACCACCTTTTTTGGTCGAGGTGACAGGACTTGAACCTGCGGCATCTTGGTCCCAAACCAAGCACTCTACCAAACTGAGCTACACCTCGAAATGTTGTTTAATAACAACAGCTTGATTATTATATACCATATTTTCGGATTTGTCAACATAATTTTCGCTTTTTATTCAAAATTATTTCAAATATTTTGAAAATCACCATAAGACAGACCAAAAATGTGGTAGAAAACAGCCGTCCCTGCATAAGAAACGGCTTTTGGTGCAGGTAACTTGCAAGGGGGATAGGAATGGGGAAAATGGGGGATTTTGTTAGCTATATGTAAGCTACGGAGCATAATTATGAACAATTCAAGATAATATAAGACTATATTTTGTTGATTGCATTCACTAATTCTTTTGGGTTAATGTGGGTGTAAACCTTTTCGGTCAAGTCCATTTTCGACTTGTGACCGACTATTTTTTTGATGATTGTGTGGTTCACATTTGCCGATACAAGCATTGAAATGCAGGTATGTCTTGTTTCGTGTATGGTGTGGTCTAAACCTAAATCGTTTTGCAGAGGTGTCCAGTAGTTGCGTTTAAAGTTATCGTATTTCAGCGGCTTGCCATTGGTATTATTCAGAACATATCCACATTGAGAATCGCTGATGAATTTCTGCCAAAACGGCAGTACTTTGTCTGCTATAGGCACGGTTCGTACACCTGAATCGGTCTTTGAACTTTCAACAAAGAAAGTTTGTTCGTCAAGGTTTACATTTGAAATTTTCAGATTGAGAAGTTCAGATACACGCACTCCCGAATAAATCAGCATAAGCACTATTTTTACCGAATCAAGATTTGAATATTCCCACAAAAGATTTATTTCGCTTTCCGAAAACTCCCTGCGTGCTCGTTTTGTTTCATCTGACTTGGCATTGATTTTCAATTTTTCTGCAAGATTGTTATGGAGCATATCGTGAAATATGCAGTATTCGTAGATTTTGTTCAACAGAATTTTAATTCGCCTAACCGATTGATAACCGTTGTTGCAGTTGTCGAGAACCCGTTGCATATCAATGATTTTTATATCGGACATCTTGCGATTGTATAACATTGAGCATTGTTTGTATGCCGCATTATACTGTCTTTTGGTGTTCGGATTTGTGTCTTCGGTGATGAACTCCTTGTACCAAAGTTCATGAATTTCTGAAAAAGTGCGTCTTGCCGAATCAACATCAAACGGGTTTTGATTGTAATCAGCAAGAGCGTTCAGAGCTTTCGGCTTGTTGGGAAAGTAGCCTATAACTCTGCGTTCCTGATTGCGTGTTTCTTTGTTGTATCCTATTGTCACGCAGGCAACCCACGGATTGCGCCTGTTTCCGCTCAGCTTATAAACAGAGCCGTAGCCGTTAGGCAGTTTCATTTTATACACTCCTTTTGCTTAAAAAAGGGTGCAAAAATCCCTTGTGCTTTAAATTACTTGAAAAACACAAGGGAATGTGATACAATTATTTTGCATTAAACTGCATCATCTGCACCCTGTGTAGGTGATTCCGCTCTGTTCGAGGACCAGTCGAGCAGGGCGGATTTTTTATATAAATGGTGTCATAAGATTTTTGTTGTTTTGTATGCCACCATAAACCTTACATATTGTGTATTTAGTAGCTGATTCATCAAATCCTATATTCGTATCGTAAGGAATAGTTATTTTTAAATCAGCAGTAATATAATCTCCGCTTTGTATTGCAAATTCACCTTTGTGTATTTGCTCCAAAAAATCTGTATCTTCAATTTTTGCTTCTATAGTCTTACTATTGTATATGAAAGACCAAGCCCCTTTACCAATCAAAGCGGCTTTTTTTATAAGTAGATCAGCTTTAGTTGTAATATTTTTTACAATCTCTTCCTGAGCTGTGGGGAGTGGTTTTCTCATTTCCTCAATATCTGCACTATTGAAATGTTCAGAGGAGTCTTTGGTATTAAAAGAAAAACCACCTTTGCTGTTATGCTCACTAACATTTTGCGCCAAATTAACAACTAAATTATCTATATGAACATTGTTTACTACAGCACCACTTGATTTTGTTACATTTATGCTATGGTCATCTTCGGAAGTAATAATAATTCTTCCGTCAGATGTTTCCTTTACTGATTTTGGTTTTTTACCTTTTAATAATTTTTTTACATCTAAAAAACCTTTTACAGTTGCTATTGCAGTGGACGCAAATCCAATTAAATCATTTCCTTGCGAAATTATATTTTCTGTTATTTCACAAATTGTTGAAAAATCAATTTCAAAACTACCATTTTTAAAAGCTGTTACATTCATCCGTAAATAAGAATCCGGATTTTCGTATATAGCAGCCATTTTGGTAAGTTCTGCAATATTGCTTATGATTTTAGAAAGAAGTATTGCATCAATTGAACTATTTCCATCTAAATGGAAAGAAAAAACATCTTCACTTTTCACTAATTTCACACCCATTTTTATCACCTCTGTTTACATTATAGAACATATGTTTTAATTTGTAAATAGGGCTTTATTATATATCATAAATAATATTTGAAAAACATTGACAATAATTTGAATATTATATATAATATTTATGGAGAGTGATAACTTTCCAGCTACTTTTTTGACCGCTCATAGTGCCAGCTGTGGGCGGTCTTTCTTTATTATCACATCAATAAATTATCTCTGTAAAATTCCATTGCTTCAATCATAAATTTATTTGTGACATTAAAATATTCGGCAAGTTCCCACGGCTCTGTTATACCGTTGTGAACCGCTTCTTTCAGCTCATCCAAAGGGATGAGCTTTTTTATTGTGTGTTTCTTTACTTTTTGTTCCATTTTACCTTTTACGGTTAATGGAGTTGTGAATAAATAAAAAGCACCTAAATCTATGTGAACTTCTTCGTGAGCAAGCAAAACTGTTTCCTCGGCAGTAGTTTCAATCTTGCTTTTGTCAAGAACTACAATTCCGTTTTCGTAAGGAAAAGAAAATGCTTTTGCTTTGTCAGTTTTGAAATAATCAACAGTTATCCCTTTTTGTTCACATTCAAAATAAATATCCTCTAAAGTCATTCAATCATTTCCTTTTTGAGATTTTTTAAATTTGATATAGCTAAGTATATCGTTTTTAAAATCTTCGCTTTCTCCTTCCATTTCTTGATAAGCAGCATACGAAAGTTCATCAAAATTTGCTTTCGGAAGAGGGGAAGAAACCTTTCTTGCAACATCTTCAACTAACTTTTCAATCTGCTCATGCTGTTTCTTTTCTTCTTCGATTTCCTGCTCAGTCATAAGCCTTTCAACAGGAACACCGAGATAATTGGCTATTTTAAGGCGAGTTTGGTATTTAGGTAAAACACCGTTTTTCCAATTGCGTATAGAACCTTTACTCAAACCAACTGCAACCAAAACCGCAGTAACCGTTGTACCGTTCTCTTTACATATTGAATCCAATAAATCAAAGAACACAAAAATGCACCTCTACTTTTGTGCACTTTTCACGAAGTTCACATAAATGCACTTAAATTTCAAAAATGCACTTGCAAAGTACACTTTTATGCACTATAATAAACTTGTCAAGACGATGTGGGGACATTAACTTGACGAAAATAGGTGTGTGAATGTGCACCAACTTTGTAATCTAATTTTTTTAACTGATTAAATTATAAAGGTATAGTGCACATTTGTCAACCTAAATTATCAATAAAAAAGGAGGTAATAAATTGTGGATTTTTACAAAATTGTGTCAGATATATGCGATAAAAGAAATATAACACTTTGTTCGTTACTCTCTCAATTAGAAATGAGCAAAGCTAACATCCGAAACTGGCGTAATGGCGTTATTCCTAAAATTTCAGTAAGACAGAAAATTGCTGAAATCACAGATACACCAGTTGAAAACTTACTGACGAATGAAGAAAAGTCAGTTGTCAATGAAATTCTTAAAAAGAACAGTAGGTAATACCACACAAACGCAGTCCCATTAAACGGACTTTGCCGAACAGCAGAAAACAGCGTAGGAATGGAGTGATATAGTGGAAATAACAGTAAAAGGTACATCAAAAGAAATTGCTGACCTTGTATTGCAAGTACAAAGTCAGCAAACAAAAGTAACATCAGTTAATATTTCCAATAGTAACGCCGATAATTTGGTCATAGAATACAACCATAAAAGGCATATGAGTAATTGTATTGGACGATGTTGACCTTATTTTTACATCTTTTAAGATTATGTAACCATCATTACCGACAATTACAGGTTCAGAATCTGTAGAAGAAATATTTTTAAAGTATTCTTCTTTAGTATTATCGCAAATCTTATAGAAAACACTGCACAAAGATTTTTCATCGTCTATTTCCTGCTCAGACGGCACTTTACCTGAAATGATTCCGGCAGAAGTTGTTAATATCAAGTTGTTTTCTTCTAAACCTTCGACTTCCGGGATACAAGACATAGCTATTATTAAACTTTTCTTAAGTGATGAATGATTCATATTAATTTCACCTCGCTTTCTGTATATAGTTAGTGAATTGGGGTTCACCACTAAATATAGTATAACACAAAAGGACTGTGAAATCAATGCACATCAATGAATTTGCTGAAATATTGCTCAAAAGCAGGAAACAGAAAGGTCTTTCGCAAAGTGAGCTTGCTAAAAAATCAGGCTTTACTAAAAGAGCTATTCAGTATTGGGAGAAAGGAAAGAAGAGCATTTCTCTTGAAAATGCCGACAGGCTCTTAACGGCTTTGGGTGTAGAAATCAAGATAGGTAAAACAGAAAGCAGGTGAGAACAATGCAGATAACAGGCACACCCGATGAAATCGCAGAATTTATGAATCTGCTGAAAAGCGATTACAGAGGTGACTGTACAATCGAAAAAGATGTTAATTGAAATAAAGTAGGGAGGTGTTTATATGGACACAGTTCAGATGAACAAAAAAATCAAAGAAATTATGGATAGCAGTGATTTCTATTTGCTTTCTGAGGACGCCGCAAAGGCTATTGGAGTTGCTCCGCAAAAGTTGCGTGAACAGGCAAAGGACGAACCCGAAAAATTGGGATTCAATGTAATTGTAGTCGGCACATCTATCCGTATTCCGAGAATACCGTTTCTCAATTATATTCTCGGTTCAAACCCAATGAAAGGAACGACACAAAATGGCATTTAAAGATTTACTTACACGCAGAAAACTGCTTAAGGAGAATGAGAGCCTCAGAGCAGAGAACAGACATCTCAGCATTGAGCTGAGAAACGCAAGAACGGACCTTGCACTTGAAAAAACAGCGTCAAGCGGTTATAGGCACGAAAACAGAGAGCTAAAACGCAAGCTCAAAGTCCTTGAAACGCCTGAATCCGATTCCTTCGGTTTTGAATGTGTGGGGGTGAAGAAATGAAAGAAAATGTTTTTGAACGAATGGAAAGAATTGACGGACAGAGAAAAATCTCTGATTTCATTGTTAAGCAAAAACAGGATTATGAATTTAAAGTTAAGTATGCAACTATCAGAGCGAGAGAATTTGCTGAAGAATGCGATAGACGAGAATTAGACTATCACGTTTCGGTAGGCGGTCTTGATAGCATTACATTATTTATCTTTTTAAAGTCGATCGGAATCCATGCCCCAGGAATCAGCGTTTCTTATCTTGAAGATTCGAGTATTCAAAAAATACATAAAGAGCTCGGAATTGAAAGGTTAAAGCCATCAGTTCGGTATGTTGACAGTGCAGGAAAAGAACACCGCTGGACTAAACAGGATATAATTCAGGAGTTTGGATTTCCTGTCTTATCAAAAGAAATTGCCGCCAAGATTGAATTACTTGCAAATCCGACCGAAAAAAACAAAACTGTTCGACACGCTATTGTAACAGGCGAAACAGGGGCCTATGGCGGTTATCAAAAAAACAGTCGTATGAAAATGTCGCAAAAATGGCTTGAAAAGTTCGGCGGTTATGCGAACAATGAAGAGGGTACAAATTACCAAATTCCAAATTTCAAAGTGTCATCAAAATGCTGCTATTATCTAAAAGAAAAGCCTTGTGACATTTGGGCAAAAGAACATAACAGCGTGCCTTATCTTGGCTTGATGGCTTCCGAAGGCGGAAGAAGAGCTAAATCCTTAATGATAAATGGTTGTAATTATTTCGGTAAATCTACAATCAGATCAGCACCGTTTGCGATTTTTAACAGACAGGACATTTTGCAACTTGCTCTTGATTTAAATGTTCCTGTTCCCGAAATATACGGAAAAATCGAGAGGCAAGAAGATGGTACTTTGTACACAACCAAGGCTCAAAGAACAGGTTGTTCAATGTGCGGATTTGGTTTGCACTTGGAAAAGCGCCCTCATAGATTTGACTTACTTAAAGAGCAAAATCCTAAAGAGTGGGAGTATTGGATGTATAACTGCTGCACAGATGATAAAACAGGCGAAAGATACGGCTGGGCAAGGGTGTTGGATTATATCAATGTTAAATATTAATTGCAATTGCAAAGAAAAATCCGCTGAAGCTCTGCAAAGCCTCAACGGACAAAGAAAAATACCTTAATTAAATGATAGACAATTTTAAGCGAATTGTCAAGGAGGATAATTATAAATGCAAAAACCTATTCCTTCAATTCTCTCAATGATTACAAATGAAATGATTGAAAGAAATATTATTCCTAAAGGCAATGAATCAAAAGTGAATGATATTTATCTGATAGATAAGGACTATGATGTAAAAATCACATTCACAACATCAAATCATAACACACCTTGTGTGAAAATTACTTTCGGAAATATTCCTGCTTTAAAAAGAGGAAATTACCTTACGGTCGCTGTAACACAAGAATTTATTTTCTTTAGAATATCTTTGAATGAACACAACAGTCGCCGACTTACTTTTGAAGAGAGCAGTAGGAAAGGCGATATAAAGTATGGTAGTTATGGCGTTAAAATCGTAAGTACAGATACTTTTGATGCGTATAAAGCATTTGAGGGATTTAAAAATCAGACATATAAAATCGGACTTGTGCCAAATGAGGATATGGGTAGGATTTTTCACGGCTGGTTTTATATTCAAAAACACAATAGCTAAACAATCAAGGAGGACTTTAATATGTCAGTAAAAATATCAGCTTTTGAAATCGAAAATGTAAAAAGAGTAAAGGCGGTTGCTTATGAACCGACCGAAAACGGACTTACCGTGTTGGGCGGTAAAAACGGACAGGGCAAGACATCTGTTCTTGACGCAATTGCGTGGACTCTCGGCGGTAATCGTTTCGCTCCGTCTGCTCCGTACCGTGAGGGTTCAACGATTCCGCCACATCTAAAAATCAAGCTCTCAAACGGTATAGTTGTGGAGCGTAGCGGTAAGAACAGCAGTCTTAAAGTAATTGACACCGCAGGCAACAAAGGCGGACAGGCTTTGCTTGACGCATTTGTCAGCAACTTTGCTCTTGACCTGCCGAAATTTATGAATGCAACCGGCAAAGAAAAGGCTGACACGCTCCTGCAGATTATCGGTGTAGGCAACAGAGTTTACGAGCTTGAAACGCAGGAAACACAGGTGTATAACGAGCGCCGTGCTATCGGTCAGATTGCAGACCAAAAGAAAAAGTTCGCCGCCGAAATGCCCGAATACGAAGGCGTGCCGAATGAACCTGTATCAGCCTCTGAACTTATCAATAAACAGCAGGAAATTCTTGCACGCAACGGTGAAAATAACCGCCTGAGAGCAGAAAAAGATAACCTTGAAAGCCGTGCCAACAATTTGCAGAGCGAAATCAACAGGCTTAACGAGGATTTGAGAAAATACAATTCTGAGCTTACAAAAGTGCTTGCACAGCTTGAACAGAGCAGAAAGACCGTTGCCGAACTGCACGATGAAAGCACGGCAGAGCTTGAAAGAAACATTACCGAGATTGACGAAATTAACCGCAAAGTCAGAGCCAACCTCGATAAAGCGAAAGCTGATGAGGACGCAAAGGAATATTACGGCAAGTACGCCGATATGACAACACAGCTTGAAGAAATCCGCAAAACAAAATATGACCTGCTCAACAACGCAAACTTGCCCCTTGACGGCTTATCGGTTGAAAATGGCGAGCTTACATATAACGGTTTTAAGTGGGACAACATGAGCGGTTCGGAACAGCTTCGTGTCGCTACGGCAATTGTTCGCAAGCTCAATCCCGAATGCGGATTTGTCCTGCTTGACAAGCTCGAACAAATGGATACCGACACACTCAAAGACTTTGCAAAATGGCTTGAATCAGAGGGATTGCAGGCTATTGCAACAAGAGTTTCAAACGGTGATGAATGTTCAATAATCATCGAGGACGGCTATATTAAGTCCGAAACAACCACACCTGTTACAACACCGACTTGGACAGAAGGAGAGTTTTAATTATGGCTACAAGAACTACAGCTAAAACAACAGCAAAAACAAATACAAATGAATGTGTAATCAAATGCAATCCGCACAGAGAGCTTGCCTGCGGTTATACCAAGGTCAAGATTATGCCTGAAAACTATTCAAGAATTGTTTTGATTGCAGGTATGACAGGCAAGTCAATACAGGATTTGACAAACGAACTGCTTAACTATGCAATCGACTATGTTGTCATTGATGTTGACGGCAATAAAATCAATTTTTCAGATGTACAGGGGGTGAGATAATGAACATCACAAGAGGTAAAATCAAGTCGGCTCAAAAGGTTGTAATTTACGGTCCCGAGGGTATCGGCAAATCAACATTTGCTTCACAGTTTCCGAATCCTCTGTTTATCGACACGGAGGGCAGCACAAAAAACCTTGATGTTGCGAGAATGGATAAGCCGACATCGTGGACTATGCTCAAAAGTCAGCTTGAATATATCAAAAGCAATCCGACTGTATGCAAGACGGTTGTTATTGATACAATCGACTGGGCGGAACAGCTTTGTATTGATGATATTTGCCCAAAGTACGGCAAAAAAGGTATTGAGGATTTCGGTTACGGAAACGGATATGTTTACGAAAAAGAGGAGTTCGGCAGATTTTTGAACAGCCTTGAAGATTTGATTGACAGAGGTATCAATGTTGTGCTTACCGCACACGCACAGCTCCGCAAGTTTTCACAGCCTGATGAAATCGGCGAGTATGACCGTTGGGAGCTAAAACTCGGCAAAAAGACTGCTTCACAGATTTCTCCGCTTGTAAAAGAATGGGCGGATATGGTGCTTTTTGCAAATTATAAAACAGTAGCGGTAGCGACCGACAAAGAAGGCAGAAAGTACAAGGCACAGGGCGGAGGGAGAGTGATGTACACGCTCCATCACCCTTGTTGGGATGCAAAGAACCGTCACGGACTGCCCGAAGAAATGGACTTTAGCTATGCAGGCATTGCCCATATTTTTAATGATGTTGCACCTGTAAATAACGCTCCTGTTCCGCAGAATCCGATACCTCAGCCGCCTAAGGCAGAGCCTGCGACACAGCCTGTACCACAAACTACGCAAATTGAAAAAACTCCCGAATCTGTACCGCTGTCAACACCTCAGATACAGAATGATAAATCTGTCAATATTCCCGAGGGCATACCAAAAGCTCTTGCCGACCTTATGAGAGCTAACGGTGTTGATGAAAGCGAAATCAGACAGGCGGTGTTTACACAGGGACACTACCCTTACGATACACCAATCACAAACTATGACCCACGATTTATTAACGGTTGCATTATTCCAGGATGGAATAAAGTGCTTGAAGTAGTTCAGAGCAACCGTGACTTACCGTTTGAATAAGAAAGGAAGATGTATAAATGGATAGAGAATTTGGTTGGAACGACGAAATAACCGAAGAGGGCGGAAATTATGAACCGCTCCCCGAGGGTGATTATGATTTTACAGTAGCAAAGGTTGAGCGTGCTCGCTCACAGGGTAAAGGCAAACTGCCGCCGTGCAATATGGCAAAGGTGACTTTTGATGTGTGGGGAGCAGATGACAAGCGAGAAATTACAGTTAATTTCGTACTGCACTCCTCACTTGAATGGAAATTGTCACAGCTCTTTTTATCCGTGTCAATGAAAAAACACGGCGAACCGCTCCGTATGGACTGGACAGGCATTATCGGCAAGAAAGGTAAATGTCAGGTTATCATCCGCAAATATGTGAAGAATGACGGCACAGAGGGCGTAACAAATGACATCAAGTATTTTTATGCATACGATGAGCAGGTGACAACGATATCGCCTGCCGTAGCACAGTCTGCACCTCAGCAGTATGTACAGCCTACATATCCGCCACAGTATAACACACAGCCTGCAACGCCAAATACTGCGATGCCGAATAACTGGACACCGGGTAGCTTTTAATGCAACTTCGACCGTATCAGAATGAAGCAAAGAATGCCGTTTTCTCCGAGTGGGAAAGCGGCAACCTAAAAACATTACTTGTCTTGCCTACAGGCTGTGGCAAGACGATAGTTTTTGCAAAAATCACCGAAGAATGTGTCCGTCGAGGTGACAGGGTGCTGATACTTGCCCACCGTGGAGAATTGCTCGACCAAGCGGCGGACAAAATCCAAAAAGCAACAGGGCTTAATTCGTCAGTCGAAAAAGCCGAGCAAAGTTGCATAGGTTCGTGGAACAGGGTTGTTGTAGGCTCTGTACAGACGCTTATGCGTGAGAAAAGGCTGTCAAACTTTGACAGCGATTATTTCGACACAATCATTATTGATGAAGCACATCACTCAATCAGCGACAGCTATCAGCGTGTGCTTGAGCATTTTGACAATGCAAAAGTGTTGGGTGTTACCGCAACACCCGACCGAGGAGATATGAAAAATTTAGGAACAGTATTTGATTCGCTTGCGTATGAGTACACGCTCCCTAAGGCTATCAAAGAGGGATATCTGTCACCGATTAAAGCTGTGACAATACCGCTTACACTTGACCTTTCGGGAGTTGCCACACAGGCAGGAGATTTTAAAGCAAGTGATATTGACACGGCACTTGATCCGTATCTTTATCAGATTGCCGAAGAAATGAAAAAATACTGTAAGAACCGTAAAACTGTTGTGTTTTTACCACTTGTAAAAACATCGCAGAAATTTAAAGACATTTTGAACGAAAAAGGCTTTAAAGCGGCAGAGGTCAACGGTAACAGCGAAGACAGAGCGGAAGTATTGCAGGATTTTGAAAATGATAAGTACAACGTGCTGTGCAACTCAATGCTTTTAACCGAGGGTTGGGACTGCCCAAGTGTTGACTGCGTTGTCGTTTTAAGACCTACAAAGGTGCGTGGGCTTTACTGCCAAATGGTCGGCAGAGGTACAAGACTTGCTCCAAACAAGACGGAGCTTTTGCTGCTCGACTTTTTGTGGCACACCGAAAGACACGAACTTTGCAGACCTGCACATCTCATTTGTGACAATGAAGAAGTCGCACAAAAAATGACCGAAAACTTATCGGAACAGGCAGGATGTCCGATTGATATTGAAGAAGCAGAGGAAAAAGCAAGCGAAGATGTTGTGGCTCAGCGTGAAGAAGCGCTTGCAAATCAGCTTGCGGAAATGCGAACACGCAAACGCAAACTTGTAGATCCGTTGCAGTACGAAATGTCAATTCAGGCGCAGGACCTTGCAGGATATGTTCCGGCATTCGGCTGGGAGTGTTCTCCGCCTACAGACAAACAGAAAGCAAAACTTGAAAAGCTCGGAATATTCCCCGATGAAATTCAGAGTGCCGGCAAAGCAAAACTTATTCTTGACAGGCTCGAAAAGCGAAGAATTGAGGGCTTAACCACACCTAAACAAATCCGTATGCTTGAAAGCAGAGGTTTTCAGCACGTGGGCAAATGGCAGTTTGACGAAGCGTCAGCCTTGATTTCAAGGATTGCCGCAAACGGTTGGAGAACTCCGAAAAACATTAACCCGAAAACATATGTACCGCAAAGCGAGGTGAATACGGTTGGACTTACTTAATGCACTTGAATACATCAGTCCGTCAGAGCTTGACTACCAAGACTGGGTAAATGTCGGAATGGCACTCAAACAAGAGGGATACAGCGTAAAGGACTGGGACGATTGGAGCAGAGCAGACAGCCGATATCACAACGGTGAGTGTGAAAAGAAATGGCAGAGCTTTAACGGCTCTGCCTCACCTGTCACAGCAGGCACGATAGTCCAAATGGCAAAAGACAGGGGGATGACTTTTCGTGAATCGAAAGAACTCGGCTGGAATGATGAAATCGCTTTTGAACAGGGCGATATCGGAGTAACAGCCTGTGAGGGTGTAAAGTTTCACGAGCCTGCAAACTGGAATCCTGTGAATGAAATTGTAACCTACCTTGAAACCCTCTTTGACAGCTCCGAAAATGTTGGCTATGTAACCGAAACTTGGGAGAAGAACGATAACGGCAAGGTTAAATATCTGCCTACAAAGGGCAGTTGTGACCGTACGGCAGGTGAGCTTATTGCCGCCCTCAACAATTGTGACGGTGATATATCAAATGTATTCGGTGATTACAAGCCTGAAGCAGGAGCGTGGATAAGGTTCAACCCATTGGACGGCAAGGGTGTAAAAAATGAGAATGTAACCGATTATCGTTATGCTCTCGTGGAATCTGACTGTATGGCTCTTGAAGAACAAAATGCAATCATCAGAGAGCTTGAGCTGCCTGTTGCGGTGCTTGTTTATTCGGGCGGAAAATCAGTCCACGCTATTGTTAAGATTGATGCCGCAAACTATGACGAATACCGCAAAAGGGTTGATTATCTCTACAATGTATGCCATAAAAACGGCTTTGAAATCGACAAGCAGAACCGCAATCCGTCAAGGCTGAGCCGTATGCCCGGTGTTATCCGCAACGGCAAAAAGCAGTTTATCATTGACACAAACATCGGTAAATCAGACTTTGCCGAGTGGAAAGACTGGGTGGAGAGCATTAACGATGACTTACCCGACCTTGACAACCTTGCAGATTTTTTTGAAAATCCTCCCGAACTTGCTCCGCCTCTGATTGAGGGAGTATTGCGACAGGGACATAAAATGCTCCTCGGCGGACCCTCAAAAGCAGGTAAGTCATTTGGTCTTATCGAATTGTGTATTGCAATTGCCGAGGGAACAGAATGGTTCGGCTTTAAGTGTGCGCAGGGCAATGTCTTGTATGTGAATCTTGAACTTGACCGTGCGTCCTGTTTTCACAGATTCAAGGATGTATATGAAGCGTTAGGACTTGAACCCAAAAACTTAAATAGGATTGATATTTGGAACTTGCGTGGCAAGTCCGTGCCTATGGATAAGTTAGCACCTATGCTTATTCGCAGAGCACTGAAAGGCAACTTTATAGCCGTAGTAATTGACCCGATATACAAGGTTATCACGGGTGACGAAAACAGCGCAGACCAAATGGCACACTTCTGCAACCAGTTTGACAAGGTGTGTACAGAAATCGGATGTGCGGTAATCTACTGTCACCACCATTCCAAAGGTGCTCAGGGCGGTAAAAAGTCAATGGACAGAGTTTCGGGTTCGGGTGTTTTTGCCCGTGACCCTGACGCACTCCTTGACCTTACAAGGCTTGAAATCAGCGAAGATTTGATGAAGCAGCAAAAGGATGAAAGAACCTGTAAAATCTGCAAAGACTGGATAGGTCGTTTTAACCAAATCAGCGAAGTGTGTTCGCAGGACGATTTGGTAATGGCAAATAATATGATTGACATCGCACGCAAAACGCTTCCTGAACAGTCTTTTAAGCTGATGATGTCAGATGTTGCCCGTGCCGAAAAAACCGTAAAAGGGATGTCAGCGTGGAGAATAGAGGGTACTCTGCGAGAGTTTCCGACATTTGATGCACTTAATCTTTGGTTTGATTATCCGATACACAAATCAGATACAACAGGTGTGTTGAAAGACTGTAATTTTGAGGGCGATTTTAACCCGCCTTACAAGAAGAATTTCGGTAAGAAAAAGAGTGAATCGGAACGCAAAAAAGAACGCTCAGAATCTATTATGACAGCGTTTACTGCAGAAGAAAATAACGGTCAGGCAGATATAAATGACATTGCTACATATCTTGGAGTTACCGAAAAAACAGTCCGAAATCGATTAAAAGAGCACGGCGGATTTTGGGTTGACGGCGGTAAAACAGGATTAAAGGAAAAGGAAAAAGTCGAATAAATTTTCCCTTTCCGTCAAATTTGGAAGGAAAATTTTATCGAGAATTTCCCTTTCCGTGAAGGAAAATAAGGAAAATTTCCCGAGATTTTCCTTTTCTAAAAATGACGGAAAATGACTTTTTTCTCGAGATTTTCCGAGGGAAAGAAAAAGTATATATACTACCGTATATATAAACGATGTCCGTTCCCTAAGGTCACAGGGGTGAAGTAGTTGTGCGAAGCTTACGCACAACAACTCCTTCCCCTGACCTGTGACTAAAAGCAAAATTTTAAAGTTAAGAAAGGAATGGTAAAAAATGGCAAAATGCAAATCGACTTCAAAAGATAAAAGATTAAAAGTCGCTAAAAGAATGCCTCCACTAAAACGAAGAAAAGATGGAGAGAATTATTGTTATATCAACGACGAAGTAATGAAGTGGATTTCCAAAAATTCTGCGTTGATAAGTTATGTATTGGATAAGGTAGCCGCTAATGGATACATAGTTTACGACCCAAAATTAAAAGTATGGCACGGAGCTGATTATTATGAAATCGAATGCAACGAAGACTGAATTTTTTATGGCGATGATACCGCCGACCGTAACGGCACAGGAACATAAAGTTATGGTAAAAAACGGCAAACCTGTTTTTTACAATCCGCTCGAGGTGAAACAGGCAAGAGAAAAGCTCATGTCACATTTAGCAAAGTTTAAACCGTCAGACCCGTACAAGTCGGGTGTCAGGTTAATAACAAAGTGGTGCTTCCCTCGTGGTAAACATCAGGACGGCGAATATCGTATAACAAAGCCCGATACAGACAATCTGCAAAAAATGCTAAAAGACTGTATGACCGCTATCGGCTTTTGGTCTGATGACGCACTTGTTGCAAGTGAGATATGTGAAAAGTTTTGGGCAGAGGTTTCGGGTATTTACATCAAGGTGGAAGAACTGTGAATATCTCGGAAGTTAAACGCAACCTTGAAAGAACCGTGCTGTACAATGGAGCAGAATACATTCTGAAAGGCTGTATCATCAGACGGAATACAACGGGTCGGTTTTACTATCAGGCAGAGCTTATGGACACCAAAGCCAAAAGCTCGTTGATTGTAACTGCACTTGATAAGATTGACGAAAGGAGAGCAAACGATGAAAGCGAGAATACCACCTAAGATTCCGAAACAGCTTAAACAGGAAGCTGAACGGATTGCAAAAAGCGCATATGAACAGATCCGAGAAAAAGAAAACAAAGACATCACGCGCAGAGTATTTAAAACAATGCTGTATGCCTTGCATAAAGATTTCGGCTTTGGCCGTGACAGATGTGCAAAGGCACTAAAGTCTATGACCGAAATAATTGAACACTCCGACACTGATGAAGTGTTTTGGGAGCATATTGACAGGGTTGTCATCGACAAGCTGAAACTTGAATTTGACAAACGAGATTACACCGACAACGGAAAAGTTGTTAATTTTGAAGGAGATGAAGAAAATGACAAACTTTGAAAAAATCAAACAGATGTCAATTGATGAAATGGCTCGGAGTTGTATGAATTTTTTCGACTGCCCGTATGGAACTTCGTATGTCGGCTGTCCTATGGAAAAGCGATTCAATAACAGCTGTATTGACTGTACAAAACATTGGCTTGAAAGTGAGGTAGATACGGATTGACGGTTAAAGATTATTTATATTCGGTCAGGGTTTCGGATAAGCTGATCAGAACGAAAGAACACGAGCTGTCAAAACTTAGGCTGAATATTGCACAGGTATCGGTTAGGCAGAACGAGCCTGTTAAGACATCGGGAGTGAATGACCCTATGCGGATTGTTGACAGGATTGCAGACCTTCAGGCTGAAATCAATCGGGAAATTGACAATCTTGTGCGGTTGAAAACTGAAATCCGCAGTAAAATCAACGCACTTGACGATTACCGTTACATTGCAATTTTGACCGAGTATTACATAAATTGTCAGAGGTGGGAGGATATTGCCGAGAGTATGGAAATGAGCGTAAGGCATACCCTGAGATTGCACGGCGAAGCGTTACAGGCGTTCCGAAAAAAGTTCAATTTCTCGTAAAATTATTTTGAAATGTCATTGAATGTCACCCTTACCCTGCGTATAATGGTATTATGAAAGTTTGACAAACAGGACATATGTAAAACTCTCCTAAGATAAAAATCGCACAGACCGCTCTCGTTTGAGGGCGGTTTTGTGTTGTGAGGTGAAATTGATGTATAAAGACAAATGCGGTACAGGTTACGAAAATAGCACAAGAGCGATTTTTCAGGGTGCAGGAGAATATGACATCCCGATTATTGAGCCTACAAAAATTACAGAAAACAACTTTATCGGATTTAATGAAGTTTTGAGCAGTAAGCAGAACAACTGCGGTGTGCATTTCTTTTTGGACGATTACCAGTTCCAAAGATTATGGAATACACCCGACAGGTATATTGAGAGTCTACAAAAATTCAGTTGTGTATTATCGCCTGATTTCAGTCTTTACACTGATTATCCGACAGCGTTGCAGATTTATAACCACTATCGCAAGCATTGGATAGGTGCATATTTACAACTCTACGGCATTGAGGTAATACCTACAATTTGTTGGAGCGACGAAAAAAGTTTTGAATGGTGTTTTGACGGCGAGCCTTTGGGTGGTACGGTTGCCGTATCAAGTGTTGGAACGCAGAACCGTACGGAATCAAAAGAACTGTTTTTGAAAGGCTACAAAGAAATGATTGAACGCTTACAGCCTGAAACAATTATCTTCTACGGCAGAGTCCCCGAAGAATGCGAGGAGAACATTATCAACATCAAATCATTTCAGGAAAAATTCAGGAGGTCAGAATAATGGGCGGAAGAGGCTCTTCAAGCGGTATAAGTGATAAGGGAAAGAAGTACGGTACAGAATATCACACAGTTGCTCAATTTGGTGAAATAAAAGTAATTCATATGAATGGTAATACTTCGATAAAAGCTCCTATGGAAACTATGACAAAAAATAGAGTGTATGCTACTCTTGACAAACAGAGCAACATCAAAAGTGTTACTTTTTATGACAACTACGGCGAAAGAATAAAACAAATTGACGTTAAAGGTAGACCTCATAATGGAATGATGCCACATACCCATTTGGGTTATGAACATAATGAAATTGGAGATCGTCAATTGACTGATAAAGAACAGAAATATGTAAGTGCATTATTGAATAAATGGGAAAGAAAAAGAAAACACTTGAATATTTAGAAATTTATTGATATAATATTATAAACGCAGGGGATAGTTTAAATAGGAAAACAGTTTTTACAGATTCCGGTGCAACTCCGGAAACCTGTGTTTAAAGACAGTACAGAAATGTGCTGTCTTTTCTTTTGCTTATTTTTAGAAAGGGCGGTGATACCGTGAAAGACAAATTAAATGCAAGACAGAGAAAGTTTGCGGAATATTATGCGCAGAGCGGTAACACCGTTCAGAGTGCGATACAGGCAGGATATTCAGAAAATTACGCAAACGCAAGAGCATATGAATTGTTGGAGAATGTTGGAGTTTCAAAATACATCAAGGAGCTTTCCGATAAGCTCAAAGATGAGCGCATTATGAGTGCAAAGGACAGACAGGTTGCTTTGTCCGACATTGCAAGGAATGACGGGCAGGACACCTCCGACAGAATCAGGGCGATTGACACGCTCAACAAGATGACGGGTGAATACACCGTTAAGGTTGACGCAAAGGTTGAGCAGTCCGAAAAGCTATCCGATGTGTTCAGACAGTTGGGTGGTGAGGGATTGAGTGAGTAACAAATTCCCGTTGTCACAAAAGTATATCGACTTTATCAACACAACAAATGTGTCGGCTGAATTTCTTGAAGGAACTACAGCGTCCGGCAAAACTACCGTCGGAGCAGGCGTTAAGTTTATGCGAATGGTGTCGCAGTCGCCGAAGAAGCTTCACGCAATTGCCGCCAAAACTACGGGCAAGGCTGAGGAAACTATAATTCAACAGGACAACGGTATTCTCGACTTGCACCGCAACGCTGTCTATTGTGGTAACGGCGACAAGGATTACAAGCTGCCACATATCAAGTTTGAGGACAAAATTATCTATATTCTCGGTTACAGCAGTCGGGATAAGTGGGAAATGGTTCTCGGTGCGCAGTTTGGGTGCGTTTATATTGACGAAATCAACACTGCCGATATCGAGTTTATCCGAGAGATGTCAACCCGTAATGACTATATGCTTGCAACGCTGAATCCCGATGATCCGAGCCTGCCTGTGTATAAGGAGTTTGTCAACCGCTCCCGCCCTTTTAAAAAATATGAAAACGATGTTCCTCCCGAGATTACGGCGGAGCTTACCGAAGAACCTGTACCGAATTGGCGGTATTGGTTCTTTTCTTTTGCCGATAATTTAAGTCTTACACCCGAACAGATTGAAAAGAAAAAGAACTCTGCACCGAAAGGTACAAAGCTCTATAAAAATAAAATCTTAGGTTTGAGAGGCAGAGCAACAGGGCTTGTGTTTCCGAATTTTGAGAGGGCAAGACATATCAAATCAAAAGAGTGGGCAGGAAAGTTTTTGAACTGTAACCGCAAGTCGGAACACTTTGTTCAGTTCACCGCAGGTCTTGATACCGCCTATTCGCAGAAGTCGCCTGACACTATCGCAATGACATTTTACGGCATTACCAATCACGGCAAGTGTGTTCAGCTTGATGAAAGAGTTTATAACAACGCTGAAATGCAAACACCTATTGCCCCGAGTGACACGGTGAAGAATTTTATTGATTTTCTTGACCGCAACCTTGATGAATGGGGCTTTGCACGCACGGCTTTTATTGACAGCGCCGACCAAGCGACTATTACCGAATTTCAAAAGTATAAGCGACAGCACGGCTGTGTCTATGACTTTGCAAATGCATGGAAGAAAACGAAGATTATCGACCGAATCAATCTTGTACTCGGCTGGCTTGCCACCGACTGTTATTTTGTGCTTGAACATTGTAAAAGCACGATTGCCGAGTTTGAAATTTACAGCTGGCGAGAGGATAAAGACAACACACCCGAGGACGGTCACGACCATTGCATTAACAGCGGTCAATATGCGTGGCTGCCGTTTAAAAATATTATTGGAAGTGAAATAAATGGGGCTGATTAACAGAATGGCTGAATCTATCAGATCGGGAATTAAAAACTTTTTGCAGATTACTCCTGCAAGCGACAAAACAATTACCGTTACCGAAACAAGTAATCATCTGACCGAGTGCTTTATCAATCGCATTTGGTATTGGGGCAACAGCAAACAGCTTGCGGAGCTGTACAGGCAGATTGATACAAACAAAACTATGTTTTGGGCGGCAAAAAGCACAAAGGGGCTTGAAATCCGTAAAATACACACGGGTTTGCCGGCACTCATCTGCGAAACGCTTGTGAATATCGTAATTGCCGACTACAACGGCACAGATGTTACAAGCAAAAATTCAACCGCTTATGCAGAGCGTTGGGAAGATATTGAAAAGCAGAACAAATTGTCCGACACGGTTAAGCAAATGCTCCGTGACCTATGTGTTGTCGGTGACGGTGCTTTTAAGGTCAGCTTTGACACGGCTGTATCAGATGTTCCGATTGTTGAATGGTATCCTGCCGAAAACATCGACTTTACATATGTGCGCGGCAGAATCCGAGAGGTTAAGTTTTACACCGATTACACGCAAAAACACCGCCGTTACCGTTTTGAAGAAACATACGGTTACGGCTATATTCACTATGCTTTGTACGATGACAACGGCAAAGAGATTGACCTGCACACGGTTGACGCTCTTTCGTGGATTGATTCAAAGGGCGTTACATTTGACGAATCATATATGTGGGCTGTACCTGTCCTTTACGGCAAATCGTGCCACAAGGGCAGAGGTGCAGGCATTATTGGCATAAAAACAGACGCTTTCGACAGCCTTGATGAAGTGTGGTCACAGTGGATGGACGCACTCAGAGCCTGCCGAACAAAGCAGTATGTGCCTGGTTGCCTTGTTCCGAGAAATCCCGAAACCTGTCAGCCAATATCGCCAAATCCGTTTGACAACCGATTTATCACCGTGGGCAACGATATGTCTGAAAACGGCAACGGCAACAGGATTTACACCGAAAGTCCGCAGATTCAGCACGAAAGCTATTTGAGTTCATACATTACTGCCCTCGACCTCAGCTTACAGGGCATTATATCGCCGTCAACTCTCGGCATTGATACGAAGAAGCTTGATAATGCAGACGCTCAGCGTGAAAAGGAAAAGACAACCCTTTACACAAGGCAAAACCTTGTGAAAATTACGCAGAACGCACTTCAAAGCCTTGTTGCAGTTGTACTCAATGCAGACGGTGAACTTAACGGCAAGGGTATTGTTGAGGGCTTGGAAGTATCCGTAAACTTCGGCGAATATGCAAATCCGAGCTTTGAAAGTCAGGTTGAAACCGTGTCAAAAGCAAGACAGGGCGGTTTGATGTCAGTTGAAACCTCGGTTGACGAGCTTTACGGCGACAGCAAGTCGGAGGATTGGAAAGCCGAAGAGGTGCAGAGAATTAAGGAAGAACAGGGCATTGCAGGCGAAGAAGAAAAATCGGAGCTTGACGATGTGGACCTTACTGACACAGAAGAACCTGACAATAACGCAGATGATGAAGAAAATGCGGAAAATAATGCAGAAAAAACCGAAAGCAATCCCGAACAGAACGATACACAGGTAAACAATGAGTGATTACAATATCAGAGAAGTCTTTGAAAAAATCGAAGATGAACTGATTGACAGCATGATGAGAAATTTCAGCCGTCACAGAGCCGAAGAAACCAAAGAGGGTTACAACTGGACACAATGGCAGGCTGAACAGCTCAAAAGTCTTGAAGAGTACCGTAAGCACAACGCAAAGAAATTCGGCAAGCGTTTCAAAACCATTAACAGCAAGGTTGAAGAGATGATTCGCACCGCCAAAGCTGACGGAAATGCAAGTCAGGAGGCAGAAATTCTTGAAGCTGTCAAGGACGGTTTCAAAGCCCCGAAAAAGCCGTCAGCACACAGCACAGCCGAGTTTTTTAAGGTGAATGACCGTAAACTTGACGCACTCATAAAATCGACCACAGACGATTTAAAAAGGGCAGAAACGGCAGTTTTGCGTATGAGCAACGACAAGTACCGCAAGGCGATTTTTAACGCACAGGTTGCAATGAACACGGGTGCGGTTACATACGAAAAAGCCGTTGATATGGCGTGTAAAGATATGCTCAACGCAGGTCTTAATTGTGTGGAATACAAAAACGGTGCAAGGCATACGCTCTCGGATTATGCAGATATGGCGGTTAAAACAGCCAACAAAAGAGCCTATCTGCGTGGTGAGGGCGAAAAGCGAGCCGAATGGGGAGTATCCCTCGTTGTTGTGAACTCAAGACAGGGCGGTTGCCCCGATTGTGCAAAATATATCGGCAAGGTGTTTATTGACGATGTTTATTCAAACGGCAAAAAGTCAGACGGAAACTATCCGCTTCTCTCAACCGCAATCAAGAACGGTTTGTTTCATCCGAGGTGTAAGGACAGCACAAGTACATATTATCCCGAACTTGATGATTTGGACGCACCGTTGTCTGAAGATGAAATCAAAGAGCTTGACCGTCAGCGAGAAATTGAGGAAAAACAGCAGTATGCACAGCGACAGGCAGAACGCTTTGACCGCCGTGCCGAATACAGCCTTGATGGAGACAATAAACGAATAGCTCAAACCCGAGCCGATGAGTGGCACGATAGGGCGAATACGCTTGAAGAAAAGGCAAAACGATTTTCTTTGAAGACTGATGAACAAAAATATTACAGACCTGTTTTTAAGGAAGATATATCAAAAACTTTTGAACGCAAAATTGAGGGCGAAACAATTACAATTGATACCCACAAGGGAAATACATTGTGTGATAATGTTTATATTTCAGATAAGGTAAAGCTAAAACGAAAAGAACTTCATAATTTTGATATGCAAGTGAGAAAAGCGTTTGATATGCTCGGAGAGGTTGAAACAAGCGGAAAGCCTGAAATTTGTATTGTCACTCCCGAAGAAATGCGAGTAAATGCTATTGCTTCATATATGCCAATGCAGAATGTTCTAAATGTCAATTCAGCATACTTTTCAACAAGTGATTTGTCAGGCTTACAAGAAAACTTGGCTTGTCCGCAAGACAGATTGAGTACAATTCTGCACGAACTGATTCATTGGCAAGACGCTAAAAATTACAGAGCAAAATTCGGAAGTATTAACGATTATTTTGAATATTGCGATTACCTTAATAAAATTTATGTTCCAAAGGTTGAAAAATTGATAAATAACGGTTATAATATAGAGGATATAAGTGAGTATGCTTTTGAATGCTTAAAAGATAAAGCTATGGATGAAGTGTATAACGAGTACAAAGTCAGCAAACTTTTAGGGTGATGATGGTATGAGATTGATACAAACTGAAGAACAAAAATCTCTATGGAATGCGTTTAAGCCGTACCTTGTAACAAATGGTTTAAATGTCACTTTGCGTGAAGATGCTCCACAAGAAGCTAAAGATGCTGAAGCACTTTACAGTAAGCTTAGAGAGAAACAAAAAATGCAATATCTAAAAGATAGTGGCATAATCTAACCGCTCCGTAAAAAGGGCGGTTTTGTTATATGCAATTCACAAAAACAGCATAAAATTACGAATTGAGCATTTTATAATCGACAGCAATGTTGATTATAGGGTGCTTTTTGTATTTAAACCCGTCGATTTCGACCGGTTTAGAAAGGTGGTGACAGAATGAAAATCAGAGTGACAACAGCATTTAATGACAGGCAGAACGGTTATGTAACCCGACCTGTGAATGAAGTTTTTGAATGTTCCGAGCAGAGAGCAAAGGAACTCATTGACGGCGGTTTTGCAGAAGAGCTCAAGCCTGACGCTCCCAAAAAGCCGAGAGCCAAAGCAGTTAAAACAGAAAAAACAGAAAAAGCAGATTAAGCACTTTACGAATATGTAAGGTGCTTTTTTATTGTCCGAAGACATTAAACTACGGGAGACACCGTGCAAAACTGAAACAGAGAGACACTCTATAAACTGATTACGGGAGACACCCGAAAAACTGAAAGGATATGAAAAAATGGCAGAACCAAATCCAACACCAACCCCCAATGAACCGACACCTGCACCGCAGGGAACACCACAGGGAAACGCTCCTGCCTTTGATTACGACAAGCTCGCAAGCCTTATTACAGGCAAACAGAGCGTGACAGAGGACACCGTGTTGAAGTCTTATTTTAAGGAGCAGGGATTGTCAGCCGATGAGATGAAAGAGGCTATCGGTGCTTTTAAAAAGCAGAAAGCCGAGAACACTCCCGACTTTGCAAAAATGCAGTCGGAAGTTGAATCTGCAAACAACGCAAAGCTTATGGCAGAAGTCAACCAGTCGGCAACCCTCGAAGCCGTAAAACAGGGCGTTGACATTGCAACCGTTCCGTATGTGCTTAAAATTGCAGACTTTTCAAAGGCTGTGACAGACGGCAAGGTCAATGCGGAAAAGCTGACAGAGGCTGTTAAAAAGGTGCTTGACGATATCCCCGCACTCAAGGGCAAACCTGCCGAGAACGGCACAGGAGTTAAGAAAATCGGCGGTGACGGCAACGGTACATCGGACGGTACAAAACCAAAGGCAAATGTTCCTACCAAAAAATGGAACAGATTTAATATTTAACCAAAGAAAGGATTGAAAAAATCATGGCAAACACAAATAACTATGCCGAGCAGTTCAGCCCTGATCTGCTCGAAATTCTTGTTCAGGGCACACTTACATCACCATTCATCACTTCAAATGTAAAGTGGGTTGGCGCAAGAACTTTCCACTTCACACAGATGAGCACATCAGGCTTTAAGAACCACAATCGCAACGGCGGTTGGAACAAGGGCAAGTATGTTCAGACCGATGTTCCGTTCACCTGCGAACACGACCGTGATATTGAGTTTCTCGTTGACAAGGCAGATGTTGATGAAACTAACGCAACCGCAAAGGTTGAGAATATTTCAAAGACATTTGAACAGACACAGGTTGCTCCCGAAACAGACGCACTTTTCTTCTCAAAGGTTGCAGCAAAGGCTCAGGCAACAGACGGCTACCATTCTTCAACAAAGACATCGGAGTGGACTAAGGAGAACGCTTATTCAAAGCTCAAAACAATTCTTTCTGCCGGCAAGCTCCGCAGATACAAGGCAAGAGGCACACTTGTTGCCTATGTGACATCTCACATTATGGACTGCCTTGAACAGTCAACAGAGTTCACTCGTAAGATTGAGCTTACACAGATTGCAGAGGGCGGTATCGGCATTGAAACAAGAGTGACCGAGATTGACGGTTGCCCTATCATCGAGGTTATTGACGATGAGCGTTTCTACGATAACTTCAACTTTAACCCCGATGACGGCGGTTTTGAGCCTGCAACAGGCGCTCACAAAATCAATGTTCTTGTTGCTTGCGGTGAAACCTGCAAGACTGTTCCGAAGATTTCAAGCATTTACTTCTTTGCTCCCGGCTCACACACAGAGGGTGACGGCTGGCTCTATCAGAACCGTTCACTTTCCGACACATTCGTGTTCCCGAATGGCAAGGACGGCAAAATTGACAGCATTTATGCCGATGTTGACACAACGGCGGTTGCGTAATGTATGCTGATTACATTGAACATCAGGGTGGAGATGAAAACAGTATTATCTCTGCCGAACACATTGATGTTCTGACTTTTAACCGCATTGATTTTGAAAAACTTTCGGAAATGCAGAAGAGAATCATCGGCAGAGTGCATAGCAGACTTACTGCTTTTGAAGAAGAAAATGCCGATATGATTTCTTCCTATCTGAAAAGCTATTCAATCAACGGCACATCAATGGAATTTGGCGCAAGCTGGAATTTAATGTGTATCAGCGGAGTGGCAATTCCTGCCGACCTCTATGCGTTGCTAAAATCAACAGGACTTTGTTATCCTGCAATCTGAAAGGTGCGTGAAAACCGTGAAATTTCCGTCACTTGTAAAAAAGCAGTTCTGCAAAACTCCTGTCGAGGTCACAATCTACGGTGAGGGAATAACCGAGGACGGCTCTCCTGTTATCGCATTTGAGTGCAAAAACCTGTATCCCTCCGAAAATCTTTATCCGTCAAATATATTATGCGGAGGCAACGCTGTGTGCAATGTGCAGTCAAAGGCAAAGACGGTCTATACCAAAGAGCAGAAAATTGTTCAGGTGTCGGCTGTCTTGCTTTTTGACGGCGACATTGCCCCCGACAGCCCCACTTTAAGCGGTGGCTTTGTAATCCTTGACGGCGTAAAACGAAACATCGTACAGGGTACAAAACACCGCAACCCCGACGGCAAAGTTAATTTTACGGAATTGGATGTGATTTAATGGGATTTTCGGTATCATCAAAAATCAAACTCAATATGCCTGTTGTAAAACAGCTTGACAGGGCAAAGCAACAGGCTCTTGAACAGACAGGTGACGCACTTCTTAAACAGGTGAAAAACACGCAGGTAATGCCGTTTGATACAAGCATACTTCAAAACGATAGTACCGCTGTTGATTATTCACAAAGTGCAAATGGGGTAGTTAAAATTGTGTCAAGCACTCCGTATGCAAGGCGGTTGTATTTTCATCCCGAGTATAATTTCAGCCGTAAGGAAAACATTGCCGCCGGCGGTAAATGGTTTGCACAGTGGCTTGAGGGCGGTACACGGCAGAATTTTTGCAGTCAAACATTCACTAAAATATATAGGAGAAATACAGGACTTTGATTTACTTATCGGACATCAGAGATTGGCTCAAAAGCGTTACCTCAGCCGAGCATTATTACATCGGCAAGCTTGACAACAAGCAGGACAGGTCAATCGGTGTGTATTCATTAAAGCAGTCGGGAACACCCACAAGGGCAATCGGCGGTGAAAGCACCTACAATACAATAAGCGTGTCTTTGCTTATCCATTACACCGACAACGCAAGAGAAACCGAGGAGTTTGCACGCAGACTTTACGAAACGCTTTACGGCATTAAAAAAGTTGAAATTAAGGAACACAAAATCTATATAATCGAACTGCTCACGGAAGAACCCGTTGATGTGGGAACAGATGACAAGGGTGTGTATGAGCAGGTCATTGAAGTTAAATTTTATTACGAAAGGAAGTAATTTTATGGCAAAAGTTGAATCGGGAGTATTCCCGTGCTATGAAAATCAGTTTGCGGTTGGCAAGGCAGGAACAGAATCCGCCACGACAAATATTGCTAACTGCGAAGAATTTTCTGTTGCATTTGACAACGGCGTCGAGGAATGGACAGCCTTTGAAAACGAGGGCTGGAAGTCAAGGCTTATGACAGCAAAGTCAATCACAATTTCGGTAAAGGGCAAGCGTACAATCGGTGACGCAGGCAATGACCAGATTGCCGCCCTTGCATTTGAAAACGGCAGAAAGACAGAAGTTTCGTTTATGTGGACCTTCCCCAACGGTGCAACCGTCCTCTTTAAAAATGCAGTTGTATCCGTTACATCAAACGGTGCAGGCGCAAGTACGGGTGTTGCTCCGCTTGAATTTGAAGTTATGTCAAACGGCAAACCCGTATATACAGCAGCCGCTTAAAAAACGAAAGGAATGAACGATTATGTCAAAGTTAATTGATATTACAGACAAGCTTAATTTTGAGGAAAAGCCGAGTGTCAGAGTTAAAAATGTTGACCTTGCAATCAACAATGACGCAGTTTCAATGCTCAAAGTTGCGGCACTTTTTGAGGACGGCAACGGTAAAAGTAAAGATGTTATCGAAATGTATCATCTTCTTTTTGATGAATCCGAGAGAGAAAAGATTGAAAAGTTAAAGCTGAATATGCACGATTTCAACGCCCTTATCAGCGAATCTGCCAAAATTGCAACAGGCGATTTGACTGACGAGGGGGAAGCTCAGACCCCGGCTACGACCTGATTGATGACTTTGATTTAATCGTGTCGAGCTTTCGCTCGGAGTACGGGGTCAGCATTTATTCAAAGGATTTTGCAAAAATGAGTTGGAATGAGTTCTGCTCACTTCTGCAAGGCTTAGGACCCGAAACACCGCTTGCAAGAACGGTTCAAATTCGCCTTGAAACCGACAAAGAGGTCTTGAAAAACTTTACTTCGTCACAGCATAAAATCCGCAATAAATGGCGGTCAAGAAATGTAAAGCACTATTCAGACGAAGATATGAACACCGTTCTTGCAGAATTTCAAAACTTCTTCGCTAATCTGTAAATTTGTACATAATTTTCGCTGTATCTACAAAATTCTTGACAATGTTAATATATAGTGATAAAATGTAACATACACTAACAAATTTATTAAGGAGAGTGTATGTTTATGAAATGTCCACATTGCGGAAACGAATTAAAGGACGATGCAAAATTTTGCGACAAGTGCGGTGCAGGATTTGGCGGAAACGATTCAACCTCGGCAACCGTAAATCCTGCAAATGCAAAGAAGAAAATTTACAAGCGTTGGTATTTTTGGGTTATTATCGTTGTTGCTATTATGATTGTTGGCGGTGTAAACGGTGCAATTAACGGTAACAGCGGTTCAAACAAATCAAAGCAGGAAACTACTGTTGCAAATCAGAGTTCAGAAAAAGCAACTGAAAAAGCGACAGAAGCACCGACCACAAAAGAAGTTGCAACAGAAAAGCCTACTAAAGACCCGAAGAAGGTTGAAAAAGAATTTAAAGACGGTTGCAAAACAGTCGACTTTAAAACTCTTTCAAGAAACCCTGACAAGTACAAAGGTAATGACTACAAGTTTGAAGGTCAGATTATTCAGGTTCAGGAAGGCTGGGGCGATTCGGTTGACCTGAGAATCAATATAACCAAAGAAGAAAATGAGTATCTTGATGAACCATTGTGGACTGATACAATCTACGCAACTGTAGAAATTCCTGACGGTGCGGACAAACTCCTTGAAGATGATGTAATCACATTCTGGGGAACTTGTGACGGCGACTATACATATGAAACCGTAATGGGCAACAATGTGTCACTTCCGAAAATCGACATCAAATACTACGAACTCAACAACTAAAACAAAAAGCCACTCCAAATGGGGTGGCTGTTCTTTTGCAAAATTTTTAAGCGTACATCATAGCGGTGTGCGCTGTTTTTATGCCTGTTTTTAAAAAATCTAAAATGAAAGGAAGTGGTGAATATGGCGACAAAGGCGGGTGAAATTGAGCTTGATGTCAGGCTGACAGGTGATGATATTTCAAAAACATTGCATAAGATTTCCGATTCAATTACCAAAAAGTTTGATTCGGCGTTTTCAAGTCTTTCAAAAGATTTTGAAAATGTAAGCACTGATATGAAACAGTCCTTTTCAAAGGTTGCAGAGGGCGTTTCTCAGAAAACCGAAAAAGAGTTTTCAAACATCAAAGGCAGCGGTGAGCAATTAAGCAATTCGGTTTCATCCTCGTTTAAGAAAATCGGTGCGGCTGTGGTTGCCGCCTTTTCCGTTGCCAAAATCAAGGAGTTCGGTCAGCAGTGCATTGAATCGGCTGCGGAAGTCAATGCGGCAAATTCACAGTTTGAGCAGACTTTCGGCACAATGCAGTCGCAGGCAGAATCAGCCATTCAGAGCGTTGCCGATCAAAGCGGTATTCTTGAAACCCGATTACAGGGTGTCGGCACAAGCATTTATGCCTTTGCCAAAACTACGGGTATGGACAGTTCAAGTGCTTTGGGTATGATGCAGGAGGCTTTACAGGTAACAGCCGACAGTGCCGCATATTACGACCGTTCGCTTGAAGACACCGCAGAAAGCCTGAAATCGTTTCTCAAAGGCAACTTTGAAAATGATGCCGCACTCGGTTTGTCCTGTACTGAAACCACACGAAATGCGGCGGCTAATAAGCTGTATGGCAAGTCATTTACGGATTTGTCGGAATCGCAGAAACAGCTCACGCTTTTGCAAATGGTCAAGGACGCCAATCAGCTTTCGGGTGCTATGGGACAGGCAAGCCGTGAAGCAGACGGTTGGGAGAATGTAACGGGCAACCTCAGAGAAAGTTGGAAACAGCTCCTTGCCGTAGTCGGTCAGCCTATTCTTCAGGTGGCAACTCAGGTTGTAAAGCGGTTGAGTTCCGCACTTGCGACTTTAACGGAATATGCCAAAGGTGCGGTTGAATCGCTTTCAAAGGTCTTCGGCTGGGATACAGGCAACAACACCGCAAGCAATATCAAATCTGCGTCCGATTCTGCCAAAAGCCTTACGAATACGGCAGATGACAGTTCAAAGTCACTTGATAATGTTCAGAAAAGTTCCGAAAAAGCAAAGAGAAGTGTTGCGGGCTTTGATAAGCTGAATGTGCTTTCAAGCTCTGACAGCTCATCTTCAAAGTCAGACACCTCCTTACCAAAAAGCTCTTCAGGCGGTTCATCAGGCGGAGCTGTTGCAAAGAATGTTGTCAAGGACACAAGCAAAAACCTTTCGGGGGCATTCAAAAATCTATACGAAAAAAGCGGATTCAAAGGCTTTGTCGAGAATGTACAGAAAGGTATTAACAAGGTTGACTGGTCAGCTATAGGCAAGAACTGCAAGACCGTTTTTGATAATGCTGTTCCCATAGTTAAAAAGGCATTCGGCACAATGCAAAAGGTCGGTTCTGCAAAACTCGGGGCAATCGGCTCTGCATTCGGAGCGGTTGCGACAATCGGCGGAAAGTCGTTTCAGACCATTTCGGGCGGTGTTGCTAAGTGGATTTCAAAAGACAGGGAAAAGATTATCGGCTTTATCGACACCATAGGCAACAATCTTACAAACGGCTATAACAACCTTTCAATCTTTTTTGATAATTTCGGTACACTTGCAGGCAATGCAATTGACAATGTTCGCCCTCAAATGGAAGAATCAATTTCCAATCTTTTAAGCGGTCTTACAACCTTTGCGGGTTCAGTCGGCGAAGTTGTTTCGGGTGCGTTTTCAATCGCAACCGAAAGCCTTGTTGAATGGATTGAAAATGACGGTGCAACAATCACAGAATTTCTTGAAAATTTACAATTGCAGTTTGCAGATGTGTTTGACTTTATCGGTCAGATTTTCGGAGATATCGGAACAATTATCAGTAATTGGTGGAACGGCAACGGACAGCAGATTTTTCAGAATGTCTGCAATATGTTTACCAATATCGGCACAACCCTGATGAATGTTTACAATCAATGGATTAAGCCTACGTGGGATTTTATCGTAGCAATCGTAAAGTCAGCTTGGGAAAACTGGCTGAAGCCTGTTTTTGAAGGTGCAATAAACTTTTTCGGCAAGGTTGCAGACTGTGTTTCAACCGTGTGGAATAACTTCCTGTCACCGTTTGTAAACTGGCTTGTCAGTTTTTGGGGACCTATATTTCAGAATGTTTTCAATGCCGTAAAAAGGGTGTTTGATAATGTGTTTACATTTATCGGTGGGTTGATTACCTCTATACAGAAAACATTCGGCGGTCTTATTGACTTCATTACAGGTGTTTTCTCAGGCGATTGGAAAAAAGCATGGCAGGGTATCTACGACTTCTTCAAAGGTATTTGGGACGGCATTTGTGCCGTGTTTAAGTTTATTATAAACGCTATCATTGACGGCATAAATGCGTTGTGGACGGGCATTTATAATTTCGTTTCGGGTGTTGTTAATTCAATCGGCGGAATTGCGGGTGTTATCGGCGCGGCATTTGGACAGGATTGGAGTTTTTCAATGCCTGAAAATCCGCCTCTCATTCCGAGATTTGAAGAACCCACGGAATCACCGGCACGAAAATTTGCAAAAGGCGGTATTGTTAAAGCTCCGACACTTGCGGTTGTCGGCGATAACGCAGGTGCTAACAGCGGTAACCCTGAGGTTATTTCTCCTCTTAACAAGTTACAGGGTATGCTCGACAATTCGGGCGGTCAGGATACAGTGATTCTCACACAAATTCTTGACCTGCTTAAACGCATTTATGAAATGTTCATTATCTTTCGCAATAACGGTGGCAACACTTATTCGTTTACTGCCGAGCTTGAGGGTTCAACGCTTTTTGAAGAAATGATAAGACAGGATGAGCTTTACAGACGCAGACACAACGGTAAATCCGCATTTGCATAAAGGGGGGGATGATATGTCAAATTATAACGGCTATTTGCTTAAATTCGGCAACAACATAATGCCGAATAAGTACATTACCGCATTTTCATCAACTCCGAATCAGCGACTTGAAACTTCTGCGGAACGAGATCAGAACGGTACGCTTCAAAGGGCAACGCTGCCAAATTACAAAACAAAAATTTCGTTTTCAACTCACATTCTTCATCTTGACGAAAAGATTGATTTTCAGTCGATTATCAACCGCTCAATGGCGAATAAGTTACAGAGGAAGTGCAGGGTAACTTATTGGAACGATGAAACGAACAGCTATTACACCTCTTATTTTTATATTCCCGATATTGAATATACCGTAATGGATGCCGAAAAGAATGATATAACCTATCAGCCGATTACTGTTGAGCTGATTGAGTATTAAGGGGTGATTCTTAAAAATGCTTGTATCTAAAGAAATTGCTGATAAGCTGAAAACAAACACACTTTACAACACCGTTGCCCTGCATTCTCCTGACGGCAGTTTTGAGGATATAACAGGTGAAAGTATCGTGCTTGACAGCTTTTCGCTTGAAAATGAAATCGTTGAAAAAAAATTGAAATTCGGCGGTTGCATAGCCTCTGAAATGAGCGTGAAACTCATTGATTATGATTGCTCGGCTTTGATAGGAAAGACGGTACAGGTCATCATAACGGCAACATATCTTGAATCAGAGCTGTATCCGTCAGATGATTTGTACCCGTCAAATACTCTTATTTGTCCTGCCGAAACAGGAACGGTTGAATGTCCTGTTTTCTACGGTAAAATTCAGTCGGCTCAAAGAGATAAAAAACAGCGTAACATCGTCAAAATCACAGCCTATGACGCTTTTTATGATATGTCAAAGGTGGATATGTCTTTGTGGTTTGCAGGCAAAGAGAACGAGGACGGCAGTTTTGCTTATGGTTATGCGCACTATCAAAAAGACGATAATTTTAAGAGCTTTTATTCAATAATCGCAGAATTTGCCAAAGATTATGCAATTACAGGGGTTTCACCGCCGAGCTTATCTGTCTTTAGTGTACCACTGAAATTTGATGATACCTGCGTGGAAAAGGTTATAAAGGACATTACCTTGTCAGATTTAATCCAAGCTTATGCAGAATTAACTTTGAGCTTTGCCGTTATAGATGCCGACGGAAAAATGCGTTTTAAAAGGCTGTATTCTCAATCTTCCGTTGAAACAATCGATTCGTACAAAGATTTATCCTTTGAAGATTACGAACTTGAGCCTATCCGTATGTACAGTGCTAAGTTTGCTGATAAAAAAGCGTTTTTGTATGGCAACAGTAACGATTTTTCGTGGTATGTTTCCGATAACATTTTGATGAGGTGCAGAACAACAGCAAGTGATATCGGCACAAAATATAATTCTGTTAATTTTTTTGGTGATGTATATAAATATCGCCCGACAAAAATTAAGCTGTTTTCGTATTGGTGGCTTGAGGCAGGCGATAAGTACACAATTAAAACTCCGTTTGAAGATTTGCCGACAATCGAAACATTTGTGTTCAATAAGAAAATGGACGGATTTATAACTGCCCTCACATCAAAGGGCGAAAAACGATTAGGAAAGGAAGTAAAAGAAAATGAACAAATACAATAAAATTGTCTTTGTGAACGGCTCTGCTCCGCCCCTCAATGCCGATAACCTCAACCATATGGACGAGGGGATTGAACGGGCAACAGACGGGGCAATTGCACTTGAAACCGAAATAGCCACGGCAAGAGGCGGTTCTAATTCGCTCGGAGCAAGGCTTGATACAGTCGACACAAATCTTGCAAACAAAGCTAATAAAGCGACAACACTCGCAGGGTACGGAATTACGGACGCATATACACGAGAAGAAACAGATAAAAAACTTGCCCGAAAGCTCAATTCAATGCCGTTTGACAGCGAACCAAAAAATAACAGCCCGTGTTATCTCACAAGTGGTACGGTTTACAATGCTCTGCTTGTTAAAGCAGATAAAACCGCCTTGGCGACTAAATACGATTCGTCAAATATTGAAAGTGGTACATCAACACTCACACCGTATTCAACCGTCACCGATAAAATCAAAAGTGCAAACTGTACATATAAGACGATTGGTGACATCGTAATCGTCAGTGCAACGGTCAAAATGAACGCAGTATCTCTTGGCGGCAAAAGCATGTGTCCGCTGATTGATTTGCCGTACAAATGTATTTCCGAGGACAATGTTTTTTGTGTCGGTATTTCAAACCTTGGCAAGCTCTTTAAATTTGCCATTCCGAAAAATAACACTTGGCTACAGTTTTCGACTCAGGATAAGACGGCTTACACATTCGCAGACGGCGAGCAAATTAATGTGATTTGCTTGTACAAAATTAAATAACGGAGGTATGAAAAATGGAACTTAAAGAAAAAATCACACTTGATATGCTCACAAAGGACAGCGTGTCGGTACTCAGACAGCAGTTTTTGACCTTTAACGGTGAAGAAATGCAGGTAGGCGTTAACATCCGCAATGCCTACATGAACAGCAAATCGGGCAGAGAACAGCTTAAAACGGTGCTGTCTGATGAATACTATAACGCTGTCATGGCAGTTTGGGGCGACAACCCAACCGTTGACGAGCCGATAGAAAGCGAGGTGTAAACAATGAAAGAAAACATTTTACAGGCATTATTTGCCACGGTATGCGGTGCTATTGTCGCATATCTTAACATCTTGCTTGTGCCGTTTGCGGTGATGATTGCGGTAATGATTATCGACTACATCACAGGAATGGCACAGGCATACATCAGCCACACGCTTAACAGCCGTGTCGGTGTAACAGGCATTATCAAAAAGGTAGGCTATATCGTAGCTGTAGCGGTCGGTATTGTTGCCGACTATCTCATCAGCTCGGCACTTGTCAACTGCGGAATCGACCTGCAAATTAACTACTGTATCGGCATGATTGTTACGATTTGGTTTATCATCAATGAGTTGATTTCAATTTTAGAAAACCTCTCTGAAATTGGTATTCCATTGCCGAAATTTTTGGTATCAATTGTTAAAAGACTGAAAACCACAGTCGAAGTAAAAACAGATGAAAGCGAGGAATGATTATGAGTAATTCAAAACTTGTTAATTACACAAAATTAAGCCCAAACCACAGCGGTAAACGCACACACAGTATTGACCGCATTACTCCGCATTGTGTAGTCGGTCAGTGTAGCGTTGAAACGCTCGGAAACATTTTTCAGAATACAGCCTGTGAGGCAAGTTGTAACTACGGAATCGGCTATGACGGCAGAGTGTTGCTTTGTGTTGATGAGGGCAATCGCTCTTGGTGTTCATCAAGCAATGCAAATGACCAGAGAGCAGTCACAATCGAATGTGCAAGCGACACGGTAGCTCCGTACACGATGAATAGCAAAGTATACAACAAACTTGTTGACTTGTGTGTGGATATTTGCAAGCGTAACGGCAAAACTAAACTGCTTTGGTTTGGTAACGAGGACAAGACTTTAAATTATTCGCCGAAGTCGGGCGAAATGGTCTTGACTGTACATAGGTGGTTTGCAAATAAATCTTGCCCTGGTGACTGGCTCTATAACAGGCTCGGCAATCTTGCAGACGAAGTAACCGCACAACTCGGCGGTAAAACATCAAATAAGGAGAATGAGGAAATGATTAAATACGGTTCACATAATACAGCAACACTCGCATTCAAAAAGCAGTTGATTACACTTTACAATATGGGTATCGTCAAAACAAAGGTCGATAACTCAAACGGTTTCGGTGACGGCACTTTGAAAGCTGTAAAAGAGGCACAGAGAGCAGGTAAAGTCACAGTTGACGGTATCGTTGGCGAGAAGACCATCAATGCTATCTATCATCTCATCAATGACGGTATTCGAGCAAAAGATAACAAAATTGCCAACGCAAAAAAGGCACTTAGCTGATTAAAACCTAAAGAACATTCTTAATGTCTTGACAAACACATAATTGCAAAAATATTCCCCTCATCCGCCGTAAAAAGCGAGTGAGGGGAGTTTGTTATTTGTAAATTTGTTAGCTACTTGTTAGCTGTGTGTTAGCTACGATATGTATTTTTCCGTGTTTTAGAGTGATTTAAGTATAGCAAAACCCCAGTAAATATCGTATTTACTGGGGTAAAAAGCTATGGTGCAGGTAACAGGACTTGAACCTGCATGAAATTGCTTTCACATGGACCTGAACCATGCGCGTCTGCCAATTCCGCCATACCTGCTTATTAAATTGAAAATTGAAAATGGAAAGTTGAAAATGATTGTGTCAACTTTTGCATAATCAATTTAAATTCCCTTGATTTTTACACGGTGGGGAAACCGAGGCGGAGCTTACTTTCAGATAAATCTTACTCTTCAGCTGATTCCGCAACAGCACTCAAAATGTGCTACATTATTATAGCAGACCGACAGGTAAGTGTCAAGTCACATTTATTTTATCGGTCTGTTTTACGCTGATTATTTTTCAGAATCGGGTTTGCGGATTTTGAAACCGTCATATTTTCCGATGTCGCAGAGGGCAATTTCGTGGCAACCCATTCTTGTTGACAGCGGTGCAAGCTCCATATAGTCGCCGTAGAGGAAAGTAAGGTACTTGTCATATTCCTTTGGCACGGGGAACTTGTAACCCTCAAAGTCGGCATAAGCAACATCGTCAAGATATTCCTTTGGAAAAGCACCGTTATAAATATTTCTGCCCATTCCGTCATAGAGATATTTTGCGTTCTTTTTGTTTTTAAAGAATTTTAAAGTACGGACTTCAAGCCACATACTGAATCTGAGCGGAAATATTTTCTTGCAGAAATTTGTTACAATGCTCTGGATTCTACTGCCGTTTTCAGCCTTACGATTATTCCATTTATTGAACACCAGCGCTCTTGTGAACAGAGTCACAGCCATATGAATTTTTCGTCCGATTGCTGAATTGGCTGTGTTATCATGACAGAAAATATCAAACGCAATTCCGTTGTGCATTGCGTGATGGTCTTTTGCAAAGTCGGTTGCAAAGAAAGTGTCGTCAAGTCTGACCTTGGCAAATTCATAGAAACAAGCCTTGTCCGTATGGTACGATTGAAAAGTCATGTTGCTTGGAAGTTCCTTTGGCGCAATCTCGCAAAATCGGTCAAAATCTTCACGCAACATCATAATGTCTGCATCATCATCCCACGGAATGAACCCTTTGTGACGAATTGCACCGAGAAGTGTTCCGCCGCCGAGAAAATATTTTATGTTGTGCTTTCGACAAATTCTGTCGGTTTCAAGCAGAAATGCAAGCTGAATTTCGTGAATTGAATCAAGTCTGCGCTCGTGTGAGTGGGGGATACGCAGAACTTTTTCGGACTTCATCTTGTCCATTATGCAGATTTTCAGCATGGTTTCAAGGTCAATATCGGGAGTGCATTCGTTTACGGAAATCTTGTTTGAATTAATTGCACAGCCGTCAAGCTCCGTAAAATCGCCCGACTCAATTGTACAGCGACTGCCGTAAATATCGTTGAGAACAGCCGCAATCATAATCAGCGATGCGTTGCAGTTTTTGCCGCCGACATTATAAACTGCGTTTTCTTCAAGATTTGTCATTGCGAAAACAATCGCCTTTAAAACATCGTTGATATAAACAAAGGTGCAGCGATCCCTTGTTGCCGGAACAACTGTGTCACGGCGGTTGGCTATATCGTTAAAGACAGGATCAAGCACGCTTGTAAAGTTGCTTGACGCTCCCAAAATTATGCCCGTTCTGAGCGTTGTAACGGTTGATTCGCTGTTCTTCAAAACCGAGTGCAAGGTGGTTTCTCTCGTTCTCATAAGCTGACCTGCAAGCGATGAGGGAGAGGTTGCGTCAAGTTCTGCGTACTCGTTTTCGGAATAAACTCTGTGCGGTTTGGCTTTGCCGTAAATTCTGCTGTCGTTCACTACGACAACCCTTGCGCCTGTGGCTTTTGCAATTTTGGCACAGGCATTTATCTCTGCAATGCCGTCAATCATAATCTGTGGGTTGTTGTCTGTATGTTCACCGCAGATTCCTGTTGTAATTACATAGTCGGCACTTGAAATTTCTGATGCGGAATTATAATCGACAAAATCAAAATCATCTCTTAACAAGAGTTCGCTGTGGTATGATGCCATTGCGTTGCGTGATTTGCCGAGAAGGATAACTTTTATTCCGAGCCTTTTAGCCTCGTTATTGTAGAGAAAGGCATAGCAAAGACACCTTGCAAGTTCACCGCCCGAGATGACAATTGTTTTGTTCCTGAGCTTTGCAAGAGTTTCTTTTTCAACTCCGGGCAATGCCGCCCTGTCGGCCTCAAATTCGTTTAAAAAATCTTTAATACGCATTACTTTATCCTTCGTAATTCTGCACGCAGTTCTGTTGCTCTTATACTGCGTTTTATTCCGTCTTTAAGCGTGGTTTTCGGACTAAAGCCGAGTGATTTTATTTTATCATTGCACAAAACATACGGTGTGGGGGATGACGGAGAAAATTCGGGTTCTTCTTCGTCTTTTCTGTGAACGAACACTACGGAGAGATTTTTTTCGGGATTTGCCGATTTTACAAGCTGTGCAAATTCCCGCATTGTCACATTTGCGTTATCGTTTGAAATGTTGTATGCCTCACCGCTTTTTCCGTTAAGCAAAATATCAATCAATGCCGAAACCGTGTCCGTCACATAGCAAAAGCTGAACTTTTCACCACCGTTATCTGTAAGCATAATGCTCTGATTTTTTGCCGCACTGACAATCAGCTTTGCCCATTTTCTTTCATCGCTCATTCTGACACCGCCGAGTGTGGGGCAGGGACGGGCGATTTTTACATTCATACCGAACTTTTCAGCATAGCAAACAGCAAGTGTTTCGGCTGAACGCATACTTTGTGCGTATGTACTGTCGGCATCGGTCGGATCAAGATAGCCGAGGTCGTTTTCACAAATGTTATTTTTACCGCTGAAAACCTCCCCGTAAACCATATATGAAGATACGAGCAGAACCGATTCGGCATTTGACTCTTTTGCATATTCAAGCATATTTGCAAAGCCCGAAGTGATTGTATCCGCAATTTCGGGATTACTGCAATCTTCCTCTGCAACCTCACATGGGCAGTTGCAGTATATTACAAAGTCGGCTCTTTCAATCTCCGGAAAGTTCTTTGACTCTCCGATTTCAACGACAAAATCTTTGCGGAGAGTAAGGTTGCCGAACTGCTTTTCGGCATCTTCATGGCTTTTTGCAAGGGTGATTACCCTTGTGTTGTTTTCAAAAAAGTCATTGCCCTCAAGCAATGTGCATATAATGTAATATGCAATAAGTCCGTGACAGTCCGACACGAAAACAGTCTTGTTTTTTAACTGTTGAAAATTTATCCTGTTGTCTGCAATTTTTTTAATGTCCTCAAAAATTTCGGAGGACAGATTGCCTTTTACGGTACAGTCCAT